CTAGGCTTAAACACTGACAGTGATGGAACTCAGTATGTTGGTACTACTGAGGATATCCTAGGTGCAGATGGTAAAACCATTACTACACAATCTGGTACCCAACAATTTATCTATATTGGCGCGGAGTCATATGCTCCATCGCCCATCTTTGGCGGTTCTAGACCATTTGAAAAGGGTGCATACTCCAGACCTATAAAGGTTAATAAAAGTTTTGATGCAATCAAAAAGGATATCCTTACTGATGCACAAAAGTCTCCAGATGGAGTAAAGAACCTATTTGATAAGTTATATCGTGCAGGTTATATTTCTAAGACTACAGCAGATTCTCAAAACTTAGGTTCTGATGAGTTTAATAAAGGACTACGTTCAGTACTTTCTTCTTACTCTAAAGATTTTATAGTAAGTCAAACATACGGCGATAAAAGTAAAGAGCCAATATCTTTTGATGAATACCTATCTAGTGCTAAGAATGTAGGTACATCCAGAACTACATACGAAGCAGTAGCAACTCTTAAACCAGATGCTATTGAGGACATAGATAGATTCTTTGTAGAGTTCTTAGGTAGAGGTGCTACACCGCAAGAAGAAGATGAATACTATAAACTTCTCCGTAGCGCAGAAAAAAAGAATGTAGTTAGAACTACTGAAACCGATACTGGTGTAACCCGAAGTGGTGAGTTAGTTACCGAAGAAGATAGGCTAGCCATCAAAAGACAGATTGCTGGCAAAGCACTAAACGGTTCTAATCTAGATGCTGTATTAAAGACTGGTGCTGGTGCTGCTCGTTCTATTAGTGGTTTAGTGGATTACGCAAAACAATATGGAATTAAACTATCTAATAAAGATGCTACTGATTACCTAGCACAGGATTTATCTGGTGGCACGTTTGATGAAAAAGCAATTAAGTCTAAGATTACCAATATCTCAAAGGCTACTTATTCAAACTTGTCTGAATTATCAGATGAGATATCTCTTAAAGATTTATCTAGAAACTTAAAGATGGCTATGGGTGAGATACTAGAACTAGACCCTAATGGTATAGATGTAATGGACCCAACCATTCAGAAAGCATTAAAGAACAATGGTAACAAGGGCATTATGAATCTAAATGACTTTGAAATAATGCTAAGGAACGACCCACGGTGGGCAAGAACCAAGAATGCAAAAGAGGAAGCCTCCAGATATGCGTATGAAATTCTTAATAGTTTCGGATTGATGGCATAATGGCATTTGAATATAATCAAGGTAATCCTTTTGCTATTAAACCAACAGCAACTCCTAGGGTAAAAGACCAAGACAAAGCACCAGCACCTACATTTACTGGTCCTAGCAAATATAGTCCACAGGTTCCGGCTGCTCCTAAGCCACCTGCTGCACCGGCTAAGCCTAAAGCACCGGTTGCACCAGTAGTAACTGAAACCCCTAAGGCAACTCCAGAAGATGTAATGTGGAGAGTTGGTGAAAGAACTGGTGGTAGTGCTAGTGCTCCATCCGCATCTGCTGAACCTAAAACTGCTGATGAAGCACCTAAAGAAATTGTAGCAAAAGAACCAGTAATTTCTAAAGAAACTGAGGATGCATTCGCTTTACTAAGAGATATATTTAATGAATATGGATTAGATGAATTATCTTCAGAAATTGAAAGATTAATGAAAGCCAATGTAGGTCCTGCACAGGCAAGAATTGAATTAAAAAAAACAGATGCTTATATACAAAGATTTAAAGGTAATGAGTTTCGCCGTAGTAAAGGGCTTAATGTTCTTTCCGAAGCAGAGTATCTTGATTTAGAAAACAGTTATTCACAAACTCTTAAAGCCTATGGCTTACAAAATTACTATGGTTCTGTAGCCACAAAAGAAGATAGAAAAAATAGAAATTTAAAACTAGCAGATATTATTGGTAATGACATATCTGCAGTTGAATTTAAAGACCGTGTATCTACCGCTGTAGATAGAGTAACCAATGCAGATGTTTATACTAAGAATGCATTTAAGCAGTTCTATAATATTGGTGAATCAGATTTAGTTGGTTATTTCCTAGACCCAGAAAAGGCTTTGGTTAACCTAAAGCAGAAAGCAACTGCTGCCGAAATAGGTGGTGCTGCACTAGGACAGAAACTAACAGCAAGTATTACAGCAGCAGAAGATTTAGCACGCTTTGGCGTGACTCGTGAACAGGCAATACAAGGTTATGCAAACATTGCAGACATATTGCCAACCGCAGAAAAGTTAAGTTCTATCTACTCAGCAGAGAAGATTACTTACGGACAAACAGAGGCAGAACAAGAAGCCTTCAAGGGCTTAGCCTCAGAACAACGCAAACGTAAACAACTTATATCTAGAGAAACTGCAGCCTTTGGTGGCGCAGCAGGAACAAGCAAAACCGCTCTAGGTAAAAGTTCTGGCGGACTAATATAAGAATCCCTGACGTGGACCTACCAGCCCCACGCAGTGTATAAGACTGGTAGCAAGAGCCTGACCATTTCCCCGAGTGAATCAGTGGCTTGCGACTAACAACGAATAGAAGGGTGGTTGCTATGAGCAACAATTACTGGGAAGACGAAGACGAAGACCTTGAGCAAGAAACTCCGCTCACTGGTGATGACTTAGTTAAGAAACTAAGAAAAGCCAAACGGGCAGATGAAAAGCGAATCAAGGAACTTTCCGAAAAGTTAGAGTCGCTCTCGAAACTAGAGAAGGAAAGAACAGTCAACGAAGTCCTAGCGAAGAAGGGTGTAAACCAAAAGGCAGCACGCTTAATACTTAAAGATGTAGACGATGTTAACGAACAGACAGTTTCTAACTGGCTAGACGATAACGCCGATTTGCTTGGTATCAAGGCTGCTGTTAAAGAATCCAATGCTAATTCAGCAGACTTAGCGGCATTACGCCAACAAGATGTTATTACGCAAGGAGCGGTTACACCAGACCGCGAAGATGAATTAAACAATAAGATTGACAATGCTCAGTCTTTTGAGGAATTAGTAAACATTATACGCGGTCAATAGACATTATCCGTTCATAGTTATAGGAGATAACTAAATTGGCTAACGCATATACATCAACAGACTCCGCCTCTCTAGGCGGAACCGCTGGTGGTGCTGGTCTAGTCCAGAAGGCGTATGACCGCCTTCTAGAGTTCGCTCTCCGTTCTGAACCATTAATTCGTTCAGTCGCAGACAAGCGTCCAGCACGCCAAGCAATCCCTGGTTCAACCGTTGTATTACAACGTTATGTTGACCTTTCAGCGCAAACTACTGCTCTTACAGAAGATGCAGACCGCGATGCGGTTGCGCTATCAACACCAACATCAGTAACCATTACTCTTGCTGAGTACGGTAACTCTGTGTTGGTAACTCGTGCTCTTGAGTTGTTCTCATTGGCAGATGTTGACCCAGCAATTGCTAACATCATTGCATACAACCTTGCAGATTCTATCGACAAGGTTGCTATGACCACACTACGTGGCGGAACCAACGTGATTTATTCAGGTTCAACCGCTACCTCAACAGCAACTATTACCGCTGCTGCAACTCTATCCTCAGCAAACATCCGCAAGGCTGTTGCTAAATTGCGTGCTGCTAACGCTAAACCACGCAAGGGTACTTTGTTCTGGGCTGGAGTTCACCCAGAAGTTTCACACGACCTTCGTGCAGAGACTGGCTCAGCAGGCTGGTTGCTACCAAACCAATACGGCGCTGCACAAGACCGTATCTGGGCTGGAGAAATCGGAAATTACGAAGGTGCATTCTTCGTAGAATCTAATCGTATGTACACCGCAACTGATGGTGCTTCATCCGCTAAGGTATATCGCTCAATTGTTTGCGGACAGCAAGCATTGGCAGAAGCCGTAGCAGAAGAACCACACACAGTTATCGGACCAGTAGTTGACAAGTTGATGCGCTTCCGCCCAATGGGCTGGTACGGCGTATTAGGCTTTGCTCGCTACCGCGAAGAGGCTTTGTATCGTATTGAATCTGGCTCTTCAATCGCCTAGATAATTGATTGACTGCAGGGCAGGGGGCAACCCCTGCTTTGCGGTAAGTTAATTAGGAGAACAATGACAGAATATATATTTAAGACTCCAACCGTAGCAGAAGGTCCTGCTGGTGGACGCAGATTGTTTTACTTCTACAAAATAGATAGAGGTTTAACAGTAGTAAAACTTAGTGGAACTTGGAGTCTTACACGCTACCTAGTTGACTCAGACTTGGCTAGTTATGATGTAGTTTATATAGGTGGATGTAATCACCAAGTAGATGCAGCAACTAAATCAGAACTTATTGCTGCTGGTATAGGTATAACTGAAAGTAATTTTACGGCAATATGAAACATTGGGAACATCATCCAGAACCAGTAGATGGTTGCTTTGGATGTAAAGGATTGGGTCTACAGATGAATTCTGGAGATGCCAAGCGGGACATTCCTGACAAGAAATGGAACGCTGAATTAAGTGCTTATCGTGAGGCACGCCGTCAGGGCATACAACCTACGGGGACAAGTATGGCTCACATTGAAGCAGCATATAAAGCGTCAGAGACATTAGGTAGAGCCTACGATGGCGATACTATGCCTAAGGCGCATAAGATAAATAAACAAGTAGCACAGACAATGAAAGAGGTAGGTATCTAAATGCCAAAAGTAGGAAACAAGAAATTCCCATACACAGCAAAAGGCAAGAAGGCTGCAAAGGCTTACGCTGCTGCTGAGAAGATGGAATCTAAAAAAGAAAAAATGATGGAACTTAAAAAAGGTATGAAGAAAATGGGTAAGAAAAAGTGAAGAAGGCACATCCAGGATTCAAAGCAGTTCAGAAGAAGATTGCTGCAAAGCAGGGAATCTCAATGGAACGTGCTGGTGCAATCGTGGCTGCTGGTGCTCGTAAGGCTAGCAAGGCTGCTATCAAAAAGAACCCACGCCTATTAAAAGTTTCAGGCGTAAAGAAATCAGGCAGAGGTAGATAACAATGCAAAAGAAAAAAGTTCCAGCAAAGCCAACAGTTAAACCACGTACAACTGGTGGGATTAGTGGAAAGAATTCTAGCAAAATAAATCCAGTTTATAGAGAACAAGAAAGCGTCAAAATACCTGGATTCAAATTTGGAAAAGGAACAGAATAGTTAATGTCAGGCGGTCAACGTAAGCGTCACGATGGATTCAACAAGTCCATCATACGGGACGGCGTAATTGTTATTCTGCGTAAAGATGGCAGAGAACGTATGCGACTTGACCGCAAGACAAAGCAACCAATTAAGGGGAACAAATAATGGCAACACCAGCGTGGCAACGCAAAGAAGGTAAAAATCCTAAAGGTGGATTAAACGCCAAAGGACGGGCTTCTGCTAAGAAGCAGGGTATGAACCTAAAGGCACCAGTAAAGAGCGGGGATAACCCTCGTAGAGCCTCATTCTTGGCTCGTATGGGCGGTATGCCTGGACCAGAACGTAAGCCTAATGGAGAACCTACACGGCTTCTATTATCGCTACAGGCTTGGGGCGCATCTAGTAAAGCAGATGCTAAGAAAAAAGCAGCAGCAATATCTGCTAGGAACAAGGGGAAAAAATGAAGAAAGCATTTTGGGATACTAAGAATCCTAAGAAGAAGTCAACCAAGTTGACACCTGCACAGAAGAGTGCAGCCAAGGCTAGAGCAAAAGCAGCAGGTAGACCATATCCAAATCTAGTTGACAATGCTGCAGTCACTAAGAAATCACAGTTAAAGCGTGGACCAAACATTGCACGTCCAGCAAAGGATACAAGACAAAAGTGACAAAACAGGGGACTGTTAAAGAAGAAACAGTTGCACTTGTTTGGTGCGATAATGGCAATGTTGATGGCAAGTTTATGCAAGGCGTTGCAGATGTCTTACTTAAGTCAGGTGTTAAGTTTGAAGCGACATTACGCTCACAAGGCAACCAGATAGCAAGACAAAGACAGACAGTAGTTGACTACTGGATAGATAAAACTAAATATGATTGGCTACTCTGGGTAGATTCTGATGTAGTAATTAGCCCAGAGAAGTTCAAACTACTATGGGATAACAAGGATGCTAAAGAGCGTCCAATGGTTACAGGTGTTTACTTTACAACTGATAACCCAGAAGAACCATTGATGGTTCCAATGCCAACAGTATTCTCCTTTGTTAATAATGGAGATGGTGGTTTTGGATTATCTAGGGTGCATCCACTACCTGAAAATAAATTAATAAAGGTAGATGCAGCAGGTATGGGATTCATACTTATGCATAGAAGTGTGGCTGAAAAGGCTAGAACCGTAGCACCTGATGGTCAACTGTTTATGGAAATGGGACGAGGAACTAAGTTTATAGGCGAAGATATATTCTTCTTCGCACTATGTGACAAGGCAGAAGTGCCTTTATATGCACATACTGGAGCAACTGCTCCACATATGAAGAGATTTTCGTTTGATGAACATTACTACAAAGCATTCTTTGGTGGTGTTAAGTCAGACTTGATATTACCAAAACGCTATAAGAAAGGCTAACAATGGCTAAAGGTAGAGCAGGAAGTACGTTGGTTGAAGAGTTAAATCGTCTTGCTTTTGGTGGAACACTACCACCTAAGACACAATGGCTAGATGATGAAGGTGCTGCTAATAAGTTAGCAGGTACATCAGGACTTGCTGCAACTGGTGCTTGCAATATCTACGCTGGTCTAACTATTGACAAATGGCAAGACCTACAAGGGGCTTGCAATGCTATTGCTGGAACTGTTGGATTAGGTGCTGCTGCTGCCCTTAGAACGGTGGATATGTAATGACAACAACCTTATCAAACCTTATAGATGAGGTATTGATTAATCTTGCAGGTTATACATACCAGCAAGATAGAACAACCTATATTTCATCTGCAGTATCAACCACAACTCAAACCAGTCTAAGCCTAGGTTCAACTGAAAACATTGGCAAAGGTATTATTGAAATTGATGAAGAGTTATTATGGGTAGATACATTTGATAGAGTTGCTAACACTGCAACAGTATCGCCATATGGTCGTGGCTATCTAGGTACTACAGCAGCAACACACAGTGCAAATAGCAAAGTAGTAATTGCTCCTACCTTCCCAAGACATTCAGTTAAACGTGCTATCAATGACACTATCAGGGCTGTCGGTTCAACCATATACGCTATGGCTAATACAACTTTTACTTATAATCCAGCAGTAAACACATATGACTTTGATGGATTGAATATCCAAAACATTCTAGATATGTCCTGGCAAAGCGTAGGACCTAGTAAGGAATGGATTCCAATCCGTAGATGGAGATTTGATGCAGTTGCTAATTCAGCAACCTTTGGTCCAAACTCACAGACAGTAACCATCTATGACCCGATAACAGCAGGTAGAACTATCAAAGTAATCTACTCTAAGTTTCCCACAGCATTTACTGACAATACACAAGACTTCTCAACACAAACAGGATTACCAGAATCCTGTAAAGATGTTGTAGTACTTGGTGCTTCTTACAGATTATTGACTTACCTAGACCCAGCCCGTACTGGTCAGGTTAGCCCACAGGCGGACGAAACAGATAGCAAGCGCCCATTCGGAACTTCTATCAATAGCACAAGACAGTTGTTGGCTTTGTATACACAAAGACTAGAAGAAGAAAACAAACGCCAGCAAAACCTTTACAAAATCCGCATCCACTATACGCGATAGGTAAATAAATGACAGTACGTAAATACTCATCCCGCTCCCAACAGACAACGCTAAGTTCAGCAATATCATCTAGCGATACAACTATGACGGTTGGTTCAGGCTCCGCACTGATGGGTGGTAAGACACCAACATCAGGACAGACCTATACCGTAGTCATTGACCCAGATACTGCGCTAGAAGAAATTGTAGATGTCAGTAATTACTCTTCTGGTAATACCCTAACAATTACCCGTGGACGTGACGGTTCCACTGGTGTAGCCCACTCAGCAGGTGCTGTAGTACGTCATATGGTTATTGGTCGAGACCTACAAGAGGCTAATGACCACTCAGAGAATACAACCAGTGCACACGGATTAACTGTTGCTAACGTAGTGCAGACAACTGACACTGGTTCTGTATCAACTACAATGCTTGCAGCAAATGCTGTAACCACAGCCAAGATAACAGACGCTAACGTCACTGCAGCCAAACTAGCCACGGACTCCGTTACTACTGCCAAGATTGTTGATTCAAATGTAACCACTGCAAAGATTAATGATAGTGCAGTAACTACTGCCAAGATTAATGATGGTGCAGTTACCTCTGCAAAGATAGCAGATGGCACAATCGTAAACGCAGATATTAACTCTGCTGCTGCAATTGCCTATAGCAAGTTAAACTTAACTGGTTCGATTACATCATCTGATATTACAGATGGAACAATAGTTAATGCAGATATTAGTAGCACTGCTGCTATTGACAAAACTAAGATTTCAGGTACGGCTATTACTGCAGGTGATACTGGTACCGTAACCAGTACAATGATTGCTAACGATACAATTGTTAATGCTGATATTAATTCATCCGCAGCAATTGCTTATAGCAAACTTAACCTTGCTAATTCTATTACATCTTCAGACATTGTTGATGGCACCATTGTCAATGGAGATATAAGTTCTTCTGCTGGTATTGCCTATAGTAAGTTAAGCCTAAATAATTCTATTACCTCTGCTGATATCGTAGATGGAACTATCGTAAATGCTGACATTAATGCTAGTGCTGCTATCGCACTTAGCAAGTTAGCAACTGACCCGCTAGCCCGTGCTAACCATACTGGTACACAGACTGCTTCAACCATCTCTGACTTTGATACACAGGTTCGTACATCTAAGGTAACTGACCTTGCTGCTCCAACTGGTTCATTCTCAATGAATAGCCAGAAAATTACTAACCTTGCTACACCTACATCAAATACTGATGCTTCTACAAAGGCTTACGTAGATACTCAAATTACTAACCTTGTAAATGGTGCACCTGGAACACTTGATACATTAAAGGAAATCGCTGACCAGATTCAGGCTGGCGGTACATTCTACGATTCAGTATTGT